AACTTCGTGCAGATTATAATCCAAAGGTATTAGAAGTAAATGACCAAATATTAGATATTAAACAAGAGATAGGTGATTTAAAAACTGCCTTGATAGAAACTGGAGTGGATGTTGGTCCAGCTATTTATTTAGCAAGAACATTTAATACAGATATAGATACAGTTGTTAAGTTTTTTATCTTTATTCTTATTTTTGTGTTTGACCCATTAGCAGTTGCACTAGTAGTAGCTTATAATGTAGCTATAACTGGTAATAGGAAATGGGAAGTATATGGTGAGAGCGAGCGAAAAGATATTATTGATAATTCATTTAGTAAATATATTTCGCACCGCAAGGATTTTATACCAGATAAACCAAAAGTAGAAGAATCACGGGAAGAAGTACAATCAGAATCTAAAGGTGGGAGAAAAGTAGTTTGACGTTAAAAAATGATGTATTTAAAATTTTTAGTTTATACTTATATACGGTAGGGAAAGCCTACTGTATGAATTATAAATGATGTTAACATATAAAACAAAAGGGTATTCTACATTCATTAATTTGGAGGGTACCCTTTTGTATTATATGAGATTTGAAAAAAATGCGGACAGGCAGTTGACGCACCTGTGAAAAAATGCGTCTTAACAATAAACAACGAGGAGACGTTTCATGAAAAACAAACGTAATCTAATCTCATCGGTAATGACGATTCTGATGCCTATGTTCCTTTTCGGACAAGAAGCAGTAATTGAAGAAAAGGTAAGCACAAGCATTGGTGGAGTTGTTTCTGATGAGTCAGGGGATCCATTAGCTGGAGCTAATGTAATAGTAGTAGGAACAGATTTAGGTACAGCTTCTTTAGAAGATGGTACTTATTCCATTGAGGTTGGTGACGGTTCTTATACAATTACGGCTCAAGTTATTGGTTACGAATCATCCACTAAATCTGTTGATGTTAGTGGTGATGTAACACTCGACTTTAGCCTAGCAGTTTCAGCAGTCGAGATGTCAGCGTTGGAAGTTTTGGCTTCCCGCGCAGATGCAAAGACACCTGTTGCTTATACAACGGTAGGAAAAGAAGTATTGGAATTTCGTCTTGGTTCACAAGATGTACCAATGTCACTTAATACTACACCAAGTGTATATGCAACACAACAAGGTGGTGGTGCGGGGGATGCCCGTATCAATGTTCGAGGTTTTAATCAACGGAATGTAGCAGTAATGATTAACGGAGTTCCACAAAATGATATGGAAAACGGTTGGGTCTATTGGTCTAACTGGGATGGTGTGGCAGATGCTGCTCAATCTATCCAGATGCAACGTGGTCTTAGTGCTGTAAATTTAGCTGCCCCTTCCATTGGTGGAACTATGAATATTATAACTGATCCTACTTCCCATGAAAAGGGTGGTAAGTTCAAACAAGAAGCTGGTGCAGGAGGATTCATGAAGTCTACTATAAATTATAATAGTGGTTTGATGATGGATGATAAACTTGCATTAAGTGGTACAATAGTACGAAAAACAGGTGATGGTGTCATAGACAAGACTTGGACGGACGCTTGGGCATATTATTTTGGAGCTAGTTATCAGGCAAATAAAGATAACAGATTCGAATTATATGCAATAGGTGCACCACAACGTCATGGACATAATCTATACAAACAGAATCTTGGTGCATACGATGCCGAATTTGCTGCAAGTGTAGATGGATATGATACTGAAGCACTTGGTGAAGATGGTAAGTTCAAAGATGTTGGTAGGTTTTTTAATCAGAACTGGTCACCAATTGATCCATCATATACTGGTAAACAATACTATTATATGTATGGTGCAAAAACGGTAGACAGACACGATCCTAACTTCCTTAATGAACGTGAAAACTTTTTTCACAAACCATTGGTTAACTTGAATCATTTTATGACTATCAATGACAAAACAAGACTGAGTTCAGTATTGTATTGGAGTGGTGGTTCTGGTGGTGGTACAGGTACTTATGGTAGGATTCCTACCTTAGACGCTGATGGTACATTAGGTGGAGAGAACTATAAGTTCTATTATGGTCGTAGTCCGTGGACCCGCGATTGGAATGCACTAGTAGCTATGAATAGCGGTGATTCTGATACTGTCTATGTAGACAAAAGAGTAATCACACGTACACATGGTGTTGATAATAATCAATCAGTAGGTATTTTGAGGAATAGTATTAATCGTCAAAATACACTTGGTTTGATTTCTAAACTTAATTATGATTTAAGTGATGAACTTCAATTACAAGTTGGTATTGATTGGAGAACTGCTGGTATTGAACACGCACGTGAAGTTCGTGATTTACTTGGTGGTGATTATTATATGGATTATGCTGATGATAACGCACCAGATGGTAAAAGAGTTGAGTTAGGTGATATAATCGCTTATCATAACTCAACTACAGTTGATTGGTTAGGTGGATATGTTCAAGGAGCATATAATTCAGGACCATTAAACGCTTATGGTATGTTAGGATTAACTCAAATTGCATATTCATACCAAGACCATTTTACAGTAGCAGATGAAAAGATCACAGCTGATCCTATCTCTACTATACAATGGAAAGGTGGAGCAATGTATGATGTTACTGATGACGTTAGTGTTTTCGGTAATTTTGGTATAGTTGAAAAACCACCCATTATGGATAATGTGATTTACTTTGATGGAACTGTTGCTTCAGATCCTGCTAATGAAAGATTCATTAGTTCAGAAGCTGGTGTAAACTATTCTGCTGGTAACTACGCAGTTAAAGTATCTGCTTACAATACAGATTGGAAAGACAGAAATCTTACCAAGTCTGTAACAAGTGGACAAGGCTCAAGTGGTGATACTGATGTTATATTCCTAAGTGGAATTAATCAGAACCATAAAGGCGTTGAAGTTGAAGCTTCCACACAAATCCTAGATATGCTTAGGTTGGATGCTATAGTAAGTCTTGGTAAATGGCAGTTTGACGGTGATGCTGATGGTAATTATCAAGAAGATGAGTTCAATGATGAAGGTCAAGTCATCGGACAGACAACTACACCTTATTCTTATGCATTGGATGGTTTGAATGTAGGTGATATGCCTCAGACATCTTACGCACTTGTTGGAACACTTACTCCCATAAAGGGATTACAGTTACAGGCAATATACAATCAGTATGATGATAATTATTCTGATTGGAGTCCTGGCGCAAGAGAGTATGATGGTTCAGACGCAGATGCAGATAGAGAACAAGTATGGAAAGCACCTGGATATTCCAAAGTGGATTTACATGCTTCATATAAACTACCAATTAGTGGATATGATGTAACTTTATTTGGTCACGTGTTTAATGCAACTGATGCAATATTTGTTCAAGATGCAGTAGATCATAGTCAGTACAATAGCTATGGAGATAAAACTCACGCAGCTCATAATGCTGAAGTATTTCTTGGTACACCAAGATACTTTAATCTAGGGTTATCCCTAAATTTCTAAATTAGTAAATATTATGGGGGGTTGTAATATATCCCCCATTTTTACTAAAAAAAAAGCTTGACTCGTATAGTATTTTATTTGTATATTAGTATATGCAAAAGAATACTATAATTTTTGATTTAGATGGAACTCTTGCTAATATTGATGCAAGGAAAAAGTTAGCAACCAAACCTAATGGTAAATTAGATTGGGATGTTTTCTTTTCGTCTACTAATATTTTGTTAGATGTTCCTAATGAACCAGTAGTAAAAATGGCTCAGATGTTTGCTGAGAACGGTTTTAATATTGTAATCTTTTCAGGTAGAAATGATAGAAGTTTTCATACTACCAGAAGTTGGTTATCCAGACATAGAATCCCATTTCAGAAGTTAGTTATGAGACCTGATAAGTTTCTTAATTGGGGCGAAAAGATCGCTAGTGGTAATATTGCCACTCAAGAAATGAGATTTATGCCTGATGAAATCTTAAAGAAACATATGTTAGATTTGTTTGTTGATATTGATGATGTTTTCTTAGTTGTTGATGATAGAAACAAAGTTGTAGATATGTGGAGATCATTAGGTTTAACCGTATTTCAAGTTGCTGAAGGTGATTTTTAATTAATGAGTGCGTAGTCCGATTTGGCAAGGAGAACGGCTGTAACCCGTTTTAACCATCAAGTAGGTTCGAATCCTACCGCACTCACAAAAAAACTAAAGAAAAAGCTTGACACGTATAGCTTTTTATGCTTATATTATAGTAGATAATGAGAGATAATATGAAAGATTTGACAAATAAAATTCAAAATTTAGGAGATCGTCGTTTTTGGGATGAATTTATTCCAGTATTTAATGACTATCTTGATCACCGTTTACGTGTAGAGAATAAGTTTAGTATTAAAAAATACAATTGTATTAAAGAGTACTATGATGGTAGTGGTTCAAATCAATCTACTCAAGATTTTACAAAAGGTGTTGCAGGAACATTTGAATCTATCATTGAATTGATAGCTACTAATCATGCTATGGATTATTTTGCTTGTGCTTCTGATGGTTTTGACGGTATTGATGTTGGTATAGAAAAAGAATTTAAATTAACAATGGGTTTAGGTAATTCTTGGACTGGTAATAAAAAGTCTGTTAAAGTACCTAATCACCTACTTGTAAAAATGGAAGTTGAAAATAATAAAATATCAAAGTTGGGTGTTTACGAAGCGAATTTGGATGAATGTGAAGATTCTTCTTGGTATAATAATGGTGATGGTAAAAAAGGTAATTATACTACTTTAAGATTTCACAAAAATGATATAGATAACGTTTCTTGTATTTATGGTAACTTAATACCTAAACTTAAATGGTGTGGTGTAGAATTAGAAGAAATAACTTATTAATGAATAGTAATAATACTGATTATAATAAAAAACTTATAGAGTTTATGAATTATTTGGAAAATAGATTTACAGAAGAATCTAATACACGGGATACATATCCTGATAAGTATTCTATAAAAATGATTAAAGGTCGTAGATTTGATAGAATAGTTTATGATAATAAGTTTGATTTTAACCGTATACATTGTTTTGTAGAACGGAATACTGGTAATATTTATAAACCTGCTGGTTGGAGATCACCAAATACAAAAGGTAATTGTATCAGAGGTTCTATATATGATAAAGAAACTTTTAAAAATGCCGACAGATTCGGTGGGTGGTTATATTTAGAAAGCTCTAATGGAGCAAGATGGCATAGATGAGTAATGTAGTAAAGGTAATTAAAAAACCTATAGCCGTTAAAAAAACTGCTAAAACAGTAGCAGTTAAAAAAATTGCTAAAATAAAAAAAGCTGGTGTTGGAAAACATTATGAAAAGATTGCAAGAAATAAATCTTTATATGGTAAAAGAATTAAACAATTAAAAGCCATTACAAACGATGAGAATTATATACCATCACGTGGTACTACTGGAACTAAACTTGCAAATTCATATCATGATTTTATATTTAGTATGTATGGAGCTTTAATAAGTGGTAGAAAGATTACACCCAAAATGGAATCATCTATTACAAAGATAGTTAAAACTTACGCTGATTGGTTGAAGAAAGAAAACGATCCAGAACATAAAAAGAAAAAAGAAAAATATATTGAAGATAGTTTATTTAAAATTAGTATGATTGAAAAGTTATTAGAGGAAGCTAACTATACTAGATCCTATGAATCAAATTCAAAATGGTTTTTAAATTCTATTTCCGAACAGGTTAAAAAACGTGGTAGTTTAACTGTTAAACAGAGAAAAGCTTTAAATAAAATGTATAAACAATTTACAAAAAAAATAGAAAAGGGAAAATAAAATAAATGGCTCGTAAGAAGAAAATAGAGTATCACTCTTATTATGAAGGACATTTACGGTATATGGCTTGTAAGGTATGTGGAAGATATCAGAATGTTGGCGAAGAAGCTATAGGAGTAAAATGTAGTAGATGTGTTAATTTTTCAGTACCATTAGAAGAAACTAAAAGTTATAAACCAACTGGTCGTCCAGCAGGATGGCATTGGATGAATGAGTTCGTAGATAAAGATGGTAATGTATTTCACAAGGGTAAAGAACAACCTAAATTGAAGGGCACGCTAAAACCTACAAAGGTTAAACCATCTAAGAAAAGAAAAAATAAACGTCGTACAAGAGAACAAATGTTAGTTGCTCGACATAAGGAAAAGAAAGTAGCTTTGAAAAAAGCAGTTAAGAAACAACAAGACTTTCTAGATCATAATATAAATAAAGGATAAAAAATGTCAAGAAAAGAATTTGTAGAATCAAGTGGTAATTTTTCATTATATGGTGTAGCAAGATTCACAACATATATGTTATCTGCTATAGCACTATATTTGGAAAATTTTCAAGTAGCTGCAATAGCATTTGGGTTTGGAGCCACACTTGGTTTCATTCGTAGATTAGCGAGAATTTGGGAATAATATGTCTAAAAAGAAATGGTTACAAGAAAAAGTTTTTGTAGATGAATATGGTAGAGAATATAATCTATCAGATGTTCCAATGACTTATATGACAAGAAGTGAGTCATTTAAAAAGCAAAATTTTGATAAGAAAAAAATAAATGAACTTTATCATAAAGATAAGAATACAATAATAATTGATGGGTGTTAATAATGGCTAAAAAGAAAAAGTCTATACCGTTTCACATAGCTCATAATTATAAACAATATGAGTTAAAGGATGGTACAAAGTTTTGGGCAAAAGATGATGAATCATCTAAAGATTATATTAAATTTGTAGAGGAAAAAAATGCCAAGAAGTAAACATCATAAGAAAAAAATGAATGATTCTAAGTGGAGAAAGTTGAGTAATATTCGTAGAGCTCTACGTAGACATATGGAAGCTAATGACGGAGATATACCAGATTGGTTTATTGAAAACCACTATTCCGATTCTGGTAGATATAAGAGAAAAATTAATGTTAAAGAAAAATCAAAAAAATCTAAGTTTAGGAAAATAAATGTTTGAATTTATAGTAGTTTGTTTGTTGGCATATATTGCATTTAAATTGTGGGATAATGATTATAAAAACACACCAAAGTTTTAATGACAAAAATAATTAATTGTTTCAAAGAAGATAATCCAGTTATAAATAAAAAACTGAGAAAGGTTACAATAGATGAAGGACTACATATTGCGAAAGATTTATTCAACATCCTCGCAGAACGGAAGGATGGTATTGGTCTTGCAGCTAACCAAGTGGGTATTGACGCCGCTGTTGCTGTGGTTAATGTTAGGGAGCCACTTATATTAATTAATCCTGTTATTAAAGAACAATGGGATGAAATTTCTTATTATGAAGGTTGCTTATCATATAAAGGTAAGGGAGTTGATACTAAAAGATTTAAGAATATAGTTATACATACTGAACAAGAAGAATGTGATTGGTATTTTAGTGGAGTAGATAACCCAACTAAAGGTAAAGGTAGTTGGGAACAAGAACAAAATATAAAAAAAGATAATGAATTAAGATTACTAGAATCTATTTGTGTCCAACACGAAATAGACCATTTGAATGGAGTTACAATAATGGATAGAGAACATAAACTAGAACCTATTAAAGTTAAACAGAAATGGGGAAGAAATGAAATTGTCGGAATTACGGATGGTGAAACTTATAAAGAAATTAAATACAAAAAAGCTAAACCACTTATAGATAGTGGTAAATGGGAAATCTATATTGGAGGACCTATAACTTAATGTTTGACAAAACAATAAAACTTACAGGAGAATATCCAAGTGATTTTAAACCAACAATGTCGGTAATGGAAATTCAGAAACACTTTAGTGCATATGAATTTCATGACGCAAGAATGTTAGATGGATCAAAATGGGAATATACAAAAGAACATGAAGGTGATTTAGTTGTATTTAATGCTAATGTATTGATGCCTAATTATGGTAAAGTATGGTTTGGTGATTTAAATCTTACAGAAGATTATAAAACATTGAAAAAAATAGCGGAATCTTTAAATACAATTCTCTATATATTATGGGAGATGGACGCGAGATTTGGAGAAGAAAATAAACCGATTAATGAATTGTTTGATAAAGCAGTATGGAATACTGAAGAAGAAAAACCAACTAATGAGTGGTATAGAAAGAAAGTTTCTAATAGATGAGTAAATTATTAGCATATGATGATGTAAATATTGTTCCTAAATATTCAGAGTTGGTTTCTCGTAAAAGAGTTAATTTAAATACTAAGTTAACAAAGACTTTAAATATTAAAATACCTATAGTATCTTCACCAATGGATACTGTAACTGAATATGATATGGCTTTGGAAATGATGAGTTTGGGTGGTGTTGGAGTTATACATCGTTTTATGAGCATTAAAGAACAATCTGATATAGTAAAAAAGTTAAATTTAAATAAAAAATTATGGGGTCAGTTTATATCAGAAAATGTAACTTTAGAGAATGAAGTAGATTCTATGTTTGCTTATGCAGGCACAATAATTGGTTCCAAAACTAAACCACTTGAGGAGTATACATTAAAAGAATGGAAATTTTTATTGGATGAAACATTAGATAATCATCCAATTACATTACATCTAAGTGCTACCAGGTCTTATTATAGGAAAATATTTAAACTAAAGTTTGGACATGATGTAGATCTTGATTACTTTGACGTACATAAACGACAGATAGATCTTAATTCTATAAAGGTAAGTAAACAGAAATTAAAACTTATAAAAGACTTTTATAAAAGTATGAAAAGTTTACAAGAAAATATAAGTAAATTACCAATATGTGCCGCAATAGGTGTTAAAGGAGATTATTTAGAAAGGGCTGAAGAATTAGTCAAAAATGGGTGTAATGTGTTACTTATAGATGTAGCGCATGGACATCATAAATATGTAGGAGAAGCCATTGAAGAAATCAAAACCAAGTTATCAGGAGTTGAAGTCATTGCGGGATCAGTTGCAACAGCAGAAGCGACTGAATACTTATGTGAAAAAGGAGCGGACTCGATTAGAGTCGGAATTGGAAATGGATCGTTATGTGAAACGAGAATTAGAACGGGTGTCGGAATCCCTCAAGTGTCTGCTATCCGTGATTGCGTCGCCGTTGCTGATGATTTTAGCACTCCCGTTATTGCTGATGGTGGTGTTCGCGATATTGGGGATGTGTGTAAAGGACTTGGTTGTGGGGCTGATACGATTATGTTGGGTTCCCTTTTATCTGGTACAAAAGAAAGTCCAGGAGAAATTGAAAAAGTAGGCAAATGGCCTAATGAACAGTTATATAAAAAATATAGAGGTTCCGCATCATTGGACTCTAAAAAATCAAGAGGTGATAATAAAAATGTCGAAGGAAATCACAAAGTCATTCCCTATAAAGGGAAAGTCAAAAGAATCCTTAGAGATATACAAGAGGGACTTTGTAGTGCTTTCAGCTATGTTGGTGCTAACAATATTTCTGAGTATCATTCTAAAGTAGAATTAATAGAGGTGACAAGTGCGGGAAATATTGAAGGAAAACCACACTTACTAGATACTTAAATAAAAATCGGAGTGCGTTTATGTTAGATGTGGAAAATTTAATTGAGTTGTTAAGAGAAGCAATAGAAGAACAAGAGTGGCAAATAGTAGAACAAGTATTAGAAAAATTGACAGAAGAATTGGACAATCCGTTTGATGAATATCAAGAAAATGAATTGGATTGGTAATAGTAAAAGAGTAATATAGGAAATAAAATGAATACAGGTACAGTAAAATGGTTTGATGCTAAAAAAGGTTACGGTTTCGTAGCAGATTCAGCATCGACTGATACAGATTACTTTGTGCATTTCTCCGAAATTCAAACAGATGGCTTTAGGACTTTAGAAGAAGGTCAAAAAGTTACGTTTGAAATCGGTGAAGGTGACAAAGGTCCAGTAGCTAAAAACGTTACAACAACGGACTAAGTAATATGGGGCGGACAGGTTTCGACTGGTGTTATTTGATAATAGAGTGCAACAGAGTTTGAGTAGACTCGTGAAAAAAGACTCACAAACCCAAAATGGCGATAAATCGCTACAAGGGTTGGAAATTGATTGGCATTTAGCCAATACAGAACGGATGTTTGACGTTTTCGTTGAACCCGTGATGGATTCTCAACCAACTTACGCTTACGCATAAGTTCTTGGGTTGTCTAACACCCGAGCATAAAATAAGTTAGACAAACGGTGGTTTCGTTGGATTACTACCTATTTGAAATCCAACCCTGAGCAACACAGAGATATGTTGTCGTAGTTGAGAAACGAACTCAATGGTGTTTTGTTGATTTTAACCGATTAGAAATCAAATAAGTTGTGAATGACTTTATATTAAAGACAGACAGGACGGGAGTTCGAATCTCCCCCGCTCCACAAAAAAGGTTATGAAAATAATGGTAAAACATAATTTTAAAACATATTTATATAAAATAACGGGAAAGTAAGAATGCATAAACTAATTGATTCAACTAGTGTATTGGCACTTATCCTTTTGATAACTTTTTCAAATGGATTTATTTCAGTCAATATATTAGAAAAAAATAAGAGATATTATAACTCTTTAATAGAAACTATTAAAGAGGAAAATGTTGCATTAACTGAAACTCTAACAGAGTTAAAAAGTGAAGGAATGGACGTGACTGTAACTATGTACCAACCTGTTCGTTTGCAAACTGATTCTACACCGAACATTCTCGCAGATGGAACGCGTATTAGGACGGAAGATGCGTCCAATTATAAATTTATAGCGGTGAGTAGAAATCTTTTGGAACGATGGGGTGGTTGGTTAAATTACGGCGATTTTGTTTTACTTAAAGGTACAGAACATAAAGATGGTGTATATCAAGTTAGAGATACAATGAATAAACGTTGGGTTAATCGTATAGATATTCTAGAATCTGTTAGTGTTAAACCATATAAATTTGAAAAGGCTAAAATACATAAAACAGATTTAGTACATTTTAATAAAGTGAGTAATGAATAATTAAGGTTGTTGAATGATAAGTTATATCGGTGGTAAAAACCGTATGGCTAAATGGATTGGGAATTATATTCCTAATGATATAGAAACATATGTAGAAGTTTTTGGTGGGGCATTTTGGGTATATGTCAATGGACAGGTACATAAAAAACCCATTTTAAAAAATGTTATATATAATGATTTTAATAGATATATGACAAATTTATTTGCGTGTTGTAGAAATCCACAAGAATTTTTAAAGTCAATGGATGAAATTGTTGCACAAAATTCTGATTTATTCTATCAATATAAAACAGATGTATTTGAAAATAAAAATATTAAAGATATAGAAATACCAGATTATGATTATGGTATGAAATATGCCTATATAGTTACACAAATATTTTCAGGGTTAAATCCAGAAAAAGGTAAATTTATAGATTTAAAAGGAAAGTATAGTTCTAAATTTGATGCATTTAGAAGAAGATTAAAAAATCCTGCGGTTATAGAAAAATTAAATAAAATAACTAATGTTGAAAATATGGATTGTGAAGAAGTTATTAAAAAATATGATAGTCCTAAAACATATTTTTATGTAGATCCACCTTATTGGAAAACAGAAAATTATTATTCATTACATGATTTTGATACAGATGATCATAAAAGATTAGCTGATGTATTAAAAAATATAGAAGGTAGATTTAGTTTGTCATATTATGATTTTGAGCAATTACATGATTGGTTTCCAGAAGATGAATATGAGTGGGAATTAAAAGATTTTGTAAAACCAGCTTCTGCACAAAAAGGCAAAAGCCAAAATAAAGGAACAGAGTTATTGATTATGAATTATCAATTAGAAAATAAAAAAGAAAAAGTTAAAAATATAGAACATAAGTTTTGGAGTTAAATTATGGTTACACTTACAACTGATCAAATTGTAGAAAGATACAAAGAGTTAATGGAAATGGTAGAAACTCATTTAGAGGGGGAAACTCTCGAAGGAGTTAAATCTATCATTAGCCATTTTGAAAATAGATTAATGGAAGCACCAGCTTCAGGTAGATTAGATTACCACAATTGTTTCGTTGGTGGATTTTTAGATCATACCGTTAGAGTTGCTACAACTGCATTAAAGGTAAAGAAACAATTTGAGGATTTGGGAGTTGAAGTACAACATCCAGATTCGGATGTTTTTTTAGCTGCTATGTTTCATGACTGGGGAAAACTTGGTGATTTAGATACACCATATTATAAAGAACAGGATTCAGAATGGCATCGTAATAAGCTTGGAGAATTTTATAAACATAATGAAATTGGAGAATATATGTCTGTAACAGATAGGTCTTTATGGATACTTCAACAGTTTAATGTTAATGTAAGTACTGAAGTTTGGAAAGCAATTAAAATGTCGGATGGAATGTTTGATGCTGGAAATGAGCAGTATTATAGAAAACCTTCAGCTACCAGAAATGTATTACATTATATAGTACATATGGGAGATTGGATGGCAACGGTTGCAGAAAAACAACATCATGTTCAAGGTGAAGTAAAACAAAAAGAAAAAGAAGAAGAATCTATTGAGAAGTTTAAAGAGCAAATGGAAACTACTAATGAGGTATTATCTGCAACGGAAGAAACTCAAGTTTCAGGTGATAGAGCTAAAGAACTTTTTGAAGAATTATTTGGAGATAACTAATGTTAGTAGAAATATTATTAGGAGTTTTTATTATAGCGTCTATAATTGAAGGATATGTAATTTGGAATATGATGAAGAAAGTAGAACGATTGGAAGATTGGATAGAAACGTATACAGAAAAAATTTATGGAGCTTATAGTGAAATGCAATTATTAGATGATAGAGGAGTATTTGAGGCGGATGATGAAGTAGGGGATGTATTTAGTCAATTAAAAGATGTTACACAACAATTAAGTCAAGAAGGGGTAGAAGAAGATGCCAGTTAAGAAAAAGAAGAAAAGTAAAATATATTTTGGGCAAAAAACTGAAGATGCAATTATTAGATATAATAAATGCGATAAACAACATATTAAAAATAGAATTTATGAAGAACACATAGATGCGGCTTTTAATAAGTTAGCTGAAAATTTAATTCATACATTTAAATTTTATTATTTTGATGTACCATTAACAGATGTAAAACATGAAGTTGTAGCATTTCTATTAATGAATATGCATAAGTATGTACCAGAGAAAGGTAAGGCATTTTCATATTTCAGTATTGTTGGTAAGAATTGGTTAATATTACATAATAATAATAATTACAAAAAAATGAAACAACATACAGCATTAGATGTATTAGATTTTAAAAGAAATATAGGTATGGAAGAAGCTAATAAAGAGGAGATTGAATATTATAATGATTTTGTAGAACAAATGGTAAATTATTGGGAAAATAATTTAAATAATTTTTTTAAGAGAAAAAAAGATTTAAATGTAGCTTATTCTGTTTTAGAGTTATTTAAAAGACGATCAACTTTGGAAAACTTTAATAAGAAAGCTTTATATATCTTGGTTCGTGAAATGACAGGTTCTAATACTCAACATATTACTAGAATTGTAAATCAAATGAAACAACAGTATTTACTTTTAAATACAGAATATCAAAAAGATGGTACTATAGATACATCTAATACGGGATCTATATTTGCATAATTAACTTATATAAATGATAATGAGATTCAGTCTCACTATCATCATAATTAAAGATTCAACCGATTTTTAGTTTCCACTAATAGACAGACTTAAAAACAACCGAATCTTTAAACAAAAAAAGGGAAGTATTTACTTCCCTTTTTTTACATCTAATAGGCATAGGCATACCTATCAAAATATTCCACTGCTTACTTGCTGCGGAATAAACCAACCAATACCAATAAAGCTACGAGTCCAGCGAATCCGCCTTCCCCAAACTTAGAGATAATTGCTGTTAGGTTTCCAATAACATTGACACCAAAAATGCCTGTTCCGAAGATTACTTCGGAAATAGCACCTATGGCAACAAAGGATAGCATTAAATGAGCTAAGTCATCAATATATCCTTTAACCATTGTTACGACTTCCTTCATGGTTATTCTCCCGTTAGTTATGTTTCATCATAAGGGTATGTTTTCCCTCTAAAATAACTATTTAAGTGACTATATTTCCGAAATTCTTATATATTTATATACAAGAGGTTTTTAAGTTAGTTATATTTATAAGTGTATAATAAGGTAAAATTCAATCATGTCAGATTATAAAGTATTTAAAGAAAAATCGTTGGCCGATATATTTGAAGATATCTACAACAACTCATCAGATAATAAAAAACAGTTAGATGTGTTGATTAGAGAAGTAGTGCAATTTATTAAAGATGGAGATACTGCGGTACAGTTAATTCCAGCTATTAAAGAATATTTAGATATTAAGGTTAAGAACGATGAACAGTTAGTAAAAATGGCAGCCATTGTACAAAGATTGGTAGTAGGAGAGCAAAAAGGTTCTAGTGAGTTCGAATTTGGTTTGTCGGACAAAGAAAAAGAAGATTTGTTAAAATCATTAGATCCAGTAGCTAAGGATTTACAAAAATATACAGATGAAATTAATAGTAAAATAGACCCAGAACCCTCTAAAATAGTAGAATCATAATGGCATATATTGAGGTAGATAAACAAAAATTTTTTGTCAATAGTGAGCCAGTAGGGACTGTACCTGATTTAAATAAAGGTATTACAAGTCGATTAGAAGTATATAATTTAGTAAAGCAATTTATGGAAGATGCGAGAGCTGTTCCATTTGAAATAGATTTTTTACAAATTAGTAAAGTTTGGGATAATAAAGAAGAAATAGAATCAGATATTTCGAAATTTGGAATGGTAAGTGGTAAATTTATATATAGTCAATCCAAAAAAATGCCTACTCCAGTTAGAGCGTATCCAGTTGATGTAGATAATTTAGAATTACCAATACCAGGTGAAATTGTTTGTGTTATAAAGTATTGGGATAAAAATTATTATTTTGATAAAATAAGTATAGAAGGCGCATCTTCTAATTTTGATCCAGCGCTAGGAAAAACAACTTTACCAAAAGATATAGTAGAACTTTTAAAAGAAAGAATTAAAGACTATGATGCACCCAAGAAGCCTATCAAAAGACCTTATATACAACAGGGGTCAAAGTCAATTAATAGTAGATATGGTAGTTCAATTTTATTTGATCATAATGGTGTAAAACCAACTATAAGATTAAGTAATAATCAAAGTCAAGTTGGTAATTCACCATATTTTGAATCTAAATTTTATACGGAAGGTTCAACTATATTGATAGATAGTGGTACAACAGACCCATTTCCTAGAGCGTCTGTACAAGGGGTTAAAGAGTTTGCAGATAATCATGGTGATAAGGTAATAATAAATTCTAATCAATTAATTTTTCAAGCTAAGAGGGATAATATACATATTAATACTCCTAAGACTTTATATTTAAATGCACCAAGTGTTTATATTGGAAATGAGCCAGCAACAATGGCTGAATCATTATCATTAATTTTAGAAGATATATGTGATTTAATTGATATTTTAATAACAGGAGTATCAGCAACACCACAAGGAAATCCAGCTATGGGAGGACCTATGAGACCAAATCAAGCTATGGCATCTATAAGAAAGTCGTTAAAGAATAAAGAATTTTATGCAATACCAGATAAACATAGTATAAAACAATTAGATGAACCAAAAATACTAGCAGCTGAGGATATAAGATAATGGCTAAAACTTTTGCAGGAAAAGCACTATCAGGTGGTATAAATAAAGTGGCTGATTCTATAATGTCACCTATTGGGAGATTGAAAGAGATAAATAGGGCTTTAAAAAAATCTCTTAAAGTAGGTACAATAACGGAAGAGGAGCTCCGACGGTTACTTGAAGAAGGTGAGAAAATACAATTGACTTTGCGTAAAGTTCCAATAGATGAAATGGATACTGTTATAAAAACTACAAAGAATGTAGTTAAAGGAGTTAAGGTTGGGAAAGACGTAGCAGAAACTACAATGGTTGGCGTTAGTGGTCCACTTAAACCACAATTAATGATTTCTGAGCAGAGTGATAAACTTATTACTGATGTGGAAGATACATTAGAATCTACAAAATCCCAAGTTAATAAGGTAAAAACAGAATATGCTGGACTGAATTCAGAGATGATAGAGATGGCAGAGTTGGCAGATGCACATAGACAAGCAAAATTATTAAAAGATAGAGAATTTTCTGTAGAAATAGAACAAAGATGGTTAGCTAACGAAAGTGAGGGAACAACTGATTTATTTTACATGGGTGATAGGACGGAGGCGTATTCAAATCAAATTAGAGATTATGTTCATGCGGATCCAAGAAGATATGCTAAAGTATTATCAGATGCTAAGAAGCGTGGTCCCAAAGTATTAGAGGCGATTAGAGGCAGTCAGGCAGAAAATTGGCTTCTAAATACAAGAGTTGAAATTGAAATAAAAATGAATTGGAAGTTAGTAGATTGGATTTTGGATTATAGAGATTGGTATGATCTTAAGGTTGAGGTAAATAAAAGGAGCGAGAAAATAAATAGACAAAACAATCCGCTTAGCGAATCTGAAAAGGAAGCTTTGAGAAAAGAGAATCGGATTGATTGGAAAACTATGGATGAATTGAAACTTAAACTAAAAGGTTTAAAAGCTGATTATAACAAAAATGTTGCAGATTTACAACAGTTAGGATTTCAGGAAGACCCTAACCCTGATAAATTAGATCCTACTGGGAGAATAACTGGGAATGAATATACTTTGGTACTTACTGATAGACAAAAACAATTGCTAGATGAATCAGTAGGAGTAATTGCATTACAGGAAGTGCATATAAGGACCGCGACGGTAACAAATGTAACCGAATGGAAAAAAGGGTCTCACAGTGCAGCACACGGGAGTGCACACACTGGAGAAACAGGGATAACTGATACATTTACACATGACTCAAGACAAGAATTTAAGACACAAGGTGGTAAGAGTAACACGGTGTATTGGTTTACTGATGAAGAAAAAGATGGTGAGGCCAGAAGTGAATTTATTGTACAAAATAGATATGGTACTTTTGTACTTGATCAGTCATATATAGGTAAAGAAGGATCTTCTATGGGAATAGAAGCAGTTGCAGAAAGACCTGAATCACAAAAAAATCAAGGACCATTTGCATCATTAGTTGAGTGGACACAAAATGCATTGGGCGGATAAGAATTTAATAAAGGGAGTATGGAAATGAAAAAAAGTGAACTAGTAAGAATAATAGAAACAGTAGTTCGTAAGGAAGTTAAAAAACAAATGAATGAGATATTTATAAACGACGATAAATCATCTCAACTTTCCGAATTAGTTTCAAAATCAGTAACAGAAACAGAGTTTAAAGAACCAATTAGAAAAAAATATAAAGTTGGTAAGAAAGAAGAAGTAAAATATACAGAAAATAAGGCTATAAATAAGGTTTTGAATGAAACTCGAGGTGGATTACCACAAGGAGACGGAACAGAATCTTATCCTACGATGGGCGGAGGAGTATTTGATTCTAGTAAAGTAACAGAGGTAGCAATGAATAGTGGTGAATTTGGAAACACAAACGAATTTAAAAGAGAATTAGGAGCCGCTATGACTGTTAAGGCAGCAGGAGTATCAGTTGATAAAGTTCCTGAGTCCACAATGAATGCACTCACAAGAGATTATAGTGGTTTAATGAAAGCGATAGATAAGAAGAAAACAAATGGCGTCTAATAGAGAATACGATAGTGATCCAGATGTATATATAGGAGTAAAATTACCTATAGAGTTTGGTAATAGTGGGTTTTGGAATAAAACTTCTACTACTATAGAACAGGCTGAATATAATTTAAAAAATTTACTTTTAACTAAATTTGGCGAAAGACCTGCTCATCCAGATTTGGGATGCAGGTTGGCACATTTAAATTTTGAGCAATTGGATGACAGTATTATAGTAAAAGCAGAGGAAGATATAACTGAAGCAGTTAGTAAATGGCTACCATATTTAAATATAGTTAAAGTAGAACCTACTATCAATCAAGATGCCAGTAGGTTGAATGTAAAAATAACCTATACTTTAAAAACAGATAAATCACAGGTTGGTGTTGCAACAGTTGATTATAAGTAATAAGGAGAAATAGTATATGCCGAATAATAAAGATATAAATTATATAGGAAGAGATTTTGCTAGTTTACGTCAAAATTTGATGGACTATGCTAAAACATATTTTCCTACAGCATATAAGGATTTTAATGAGGTTTCGCCTGGTATGATGTTTTTAGAATCAGTTGCGTATGTTGGTGATGTGATGGGTTTTTATACTGATGCGGTATTTAAAGAATCTTTATTACCTTATGCTGAAGAAAAAAATCAAATATATAATATAGCACAATTTATGGGATATAGACCAAGATTGATATCCCCGTCATTAACTAAAATAAGATTTTCACAAGAGTTACCAGCTAGAGTTGATGATGATGCACAACCAGATTATGATTATGCGATGAATATAAAATCTGATACTAGAGTTTTTTCTCCAGTACATGGCGTAGAGTTTAGATTATTGTCAGATTGTAATTTTAAAACTGGACAAGGTAGCCAAAGCTCACAAATAGAAAGAACTGGTAATTGGTCAACAGGTTTAAAATATTTTAGAATATATAAAACTGTAACTGCTATAAGTGGGTTTGCTAAAAAAGAAACTTTTTCTTTTGGGGGACCTCAAAAATATGATAAGCTAGTTTTATCTGAAGATAATGTAACAGAAATTTTATCAGTTACAGATAGTGATGGAAATACTTGGTATGAAGTTCCTTACTTGGCACAAGATATGGTTTTTTCTGAATTTCAAAATTTAGCTGAAAATGACAGTTCTCTTGTTCAATATGATGAAACTAATCCTTATATTATAAAAAGATTAAAAACATCTAAAAGATTTAGAACGTATGTAAGGTCTGATAAAAAGACAGAAATAAGATTTGGAGCTGGAACAGAAGTAACTCCAGATGAAGAATTAATTCCAAATCCAGATAATGTAGGTTCAAATTTACCAGGATCTCCATCTAAATTAGGAATTGCATTTGATCCTAATAATTTTACAAATACCAGGGCTTACGGTGAAGCACCATCTAATACTACTTTAACTATACATTACGCATATGGTGGAGGATCAAAACATAATGTTAGGTCAGGGGATATAAATACTTTTGCTAGTAAAGTTCTATCATCATTTGCAGGAAATTTAGATTCTACAAAATTAGCTCGCGTTAGAAAATCAATTAACTTAACAAATGTAGAACCATCATCAGGAGGAATGGATGCAGAATCAAATGAAGAAATAAGACAAAATGCATTAGGTCATTTTCAGGCACAAGCTAGAATGGTAACAAGAGATGATGTTATTACTAGAGTGTATGCGTTACCAGAGAGATATGGTAATATTGCTAAAGCTTATGTTGTACAAGATGAACAAATTTCTACTCCCGCTGGAGAAAAACCCAAATTCGAAAAAAATCAGTTAGGTTTGAATTTATATACGTTAGGATATAATAATAATAAAAAATTAGTAAAATTAAATACAGTTACTAAGAATAATTTAAAAACTTATTTAGGTAGATTTCGTATGTTAACTGATGCAATTAATATTAAAGATGCTTATATAATAAACATAGGAATTAGATTTGATATTTTAGTAAAACGTGGATATAATAAAAATGAAGTTTTATTAAGGGCAATTGCTAAAATGAGAGAATTTTGGAATAGTGATAATTGGCAAATAAATCAACCTATTGTAATAGCAGAATCAGTTGCAGAATTGTTAAAGGTAGAAGGAGTGCTTGGAGTTGAAAAGCCATCGGATAGTAATCCATTAGGTACTAATTTAGCTATAACAAACAAATATGATACTTCTAAGGGATATTCTGGCAATGTATATGATTTGGCAGACTCAATGGTACTTAAGAATGGAGTTATTTATCCATCAAAAGACCCATCAATATTTGAAGTAAAATTTCCAGAACAAGATATAATCGGTAGGGTAATAGGAGATATAGCATAATGCATTATTTTGAATATGCATCAGCAGATGCCACAATGTATGAAGGAGCAGTTACTCAATCTCAGAATACTGGATTGGATGAAATATTAGAAATACGTAAGGATACTAATAATAATGCTAGTGTAATAAATGTTTCTCGAGCGTTAATTAAATTTGATTTAACAGAAATTTCTAAATCAATATCATCTGGATTAATTACGTCAGGATCAGATACAAAATTTTATTTAAATCTTTATGATGCAAATTCATCTAATTTAACTACATCACAATCTTTATATGCACATCCAGTAAGTCAATCTTGGACTGCTGGAGAAGGTAAATTTTATGATAATCCTAAAGATGAAGAAGGTGTTAGTTGGAGATATAGACACGGAGCAGTAGATGGTACTCAATGGGTAAGTGGTAGTAATAATACAGGGGGAAATTGGTATAGTGGAAGTGGATATCAAGCTTCACAATCTTTTGAATGGGAAACAACTGATATGCGAATGGATGTAACTGATATTATGTGGACTTGGATAGATGGAAGAGTACCAAATGAAGGATTTATGATTAAAAGAAGTGGAAGTGTTGGTAATTCTGATTCGGGAGCAGAGGAAGGAGATACCACAAAGTATGGACATTTTGCATTTTTTAGTAGAGAAACAAATACAATTTATCAACCTAAGTTAGAAGTACTTTGGAATGATTACTCTTTTAATTCTGGTTCTTTATCACCATTAGTTTCCTCGGACTTAGAAGATTTAGTAGTTTATATGAAAGGGTTAAGATCTGATTATAAAGAAAGTTCAAAAGTAAAATTTAGACTTGTAGGTAGAGAAAGATATCCAACTAAAACATATTCTACTACAACTGTTTCTGATAATTTAACAGTTAAATATTTACCAACAGGGTCGTGTTATTATAAAATAAAGGATGCATTGACTGAGGATGTAATGGTACCGTATGGAAGTGGTTCATTAATTAGTTGTGATTCTACTGGAAACTATTTTAATTTTTGGATGAATGGATTACAAGCAGAAAGATATTATGAAATAGAATATAAGGTTGTAAGTGGTAGTGGCGCCAGTCAAACAGTAAATTATTACGGTGGTGATTTTAAATTCAAAGTGAGTAGATAATGCCTTATTCTAAAGAGGAAGTTAAACATACTGCCTTCGTTAATAGATTAGTTTCACAATACAAGGCAGATTATGATAATAATGTAGAGAAAATATTAACAAGTCATTTTAATTCTAAGAAGGATATAGATGATTTGGCAAAACCTGCAGTTATAAATGAACCACCTAAAGATAAAAATGATAGATATATTTTATTTCAAAATGTTGATAACGAGTCATTCGATAACAGTATAGATTTTGAACATGGAGTGTGTAATTTTATAATACAGGTTCCACATAAAAGAAAATTAGCAACACCACATTTAGTATCAGAAGAATTAGATACAACTTTTAAACAAGTTGGTGAAATAATAACAGAAGAAGATTCTAATACTGTAGCTAAACAAACGGATGAAACACAAGCACAAATAAAACATCTACAAGAAACTGGAGTACCTATAAGTGCCGCTAGTCTTGCAGATCAATTTGGTGGGCAATAACAGTGAGTTTTAAATTATCAGATAATAAATTATCTACCTTAGGTATGAGAGAGTTATCACCAGAGTTAAAATTTGGTAAAGCTCGAGATAGGTTTGGTTCAAGAGATTTTATTTTAATAAAAGCTTTTGATCAAACTGGTGCGGTTTTAGGAACAAGAAAAATTTGGCAATCAAGTGTTGTTGGAGATAACTTTGAGATAAATCTTGCCGAAATTATAAATTCATTTGGAATATTAACTGGAAATATTAGTTTAGAATATTATTTTTTAAGAACAGAAGCTGGGTCATATAAGTCTGTATTATTAGATAGTGAAAGTATAGTTTATCGTGGGAGACCTATAAAAAGAAAGGGCGGACTTTATAAATCAACTATTTCTGCACCAAAGGCAGATAAAGATTTTCTACTTAATCAAGAAGAAGAAATACAAAATGTTGATGTTGGAGGTGAAAGAGTTTTTTCTAAAAAACTTTGTTATAATATAGCTGGAATATCACCTGATAGAACAGAGATAAAAGTAAGAATGAAACCAGATGATCTTTTAAAAGGTAATGCATATTATAAAGGTAGATTTAGTGGTTTTGGTAGTGATATTGATGATAGGTTAATATTATCTTCACAACAAATATCTTATAAGTCTTTAGGTTTAGATAGTAGTGTGATAGAAGCGGTGGAAGATAACACTATGGCTTCTTCTACTCAACTTATAAATTTTATTGAAAAAGCTAGGTCTTTTGAAAATAAAATATTGGTAGAAATTCCAGATTTCTTTTTAATATCGACTACAGAAAAAGAAGTAAGAACAACTACTAAAGAATATTTTAAAGAAGATAAACCAACACATATACCAACTATAACGCAATCAAGTGAATCTGAAGGAAAGCAGTGGGTATTTGCACGTGATTACACTGGGAATACTGAAGGTGAATGGGTATCTAATGCTGAAGGTATAGAATTTACTGGAGATGGAAATGTAATATGGTCTAATAATTTAGTATCGGGCATGCCATTAACAATTGCTTCTAATAGAGATCTACATAGTGAGCATTCTAATGAAGATATTACTACTTCATTAATTACAGCAATGCCAACTACAGATCCAATTACCACATGGACAGTTACTAATGATGGTAGTACCACAACTGGTCAGCAATCAGATTACAACAATTATGCAGATTATTCAGGACAACAAGATGATGATTATGGTAATTATGGACAATCAGGAGATAGTGAAGAAGAAGTTTATATAATTGCATTTTCATGGTCATCACCATTTAGATCTTGGTTTGATAATAACGCAAATGGTAAGTTTCAACACCATCTGTATGGAAATGCTTTGATGAGTAATGTTCAGTTATTTAATTATATTGCCGATAAATTAGATCAACAGTTTATAGAATATATAGATGGTGAAAGGGCTATACCAGCAACAGAATTAGATATAGATTTAAATGAATGTATGATGAATATGATGGAAGAATATGTGTATCTAGATGCTTCACAAGATTCACCTACATATTGGCGTGATGTAACTACAACAGAAATGGTAACTACAACTGAATATGAACCATTCATAGGAGAGTTTCAAAATTATTCATTAAATAGAGGAGATGGGGATAAAGTACGTAGTTTATCATCAAAAATTACACCACAAGAATTTGCTGAGAAATATAATATAACATATGAAGATATAAATGATAATATAAATAAAATTAGATTGATATCACGTAAAAGAGATACTAGAGATTTATCTTATTATGCTGTGACTGGTAATTCTAGTTTAAATCTTGTTATAAATAAAGATTATGGGAAAGATACTGGTTTAATGTTAGTAAAATTTCTTAATCCATTACCATTTGGAACAGGAATAGGGCAAGATATATTTTTTGTAAGAGAAGTTATTTCACCACATTTTTGTGATGTTAATTTAGTTAATTATACTGATCCAGTAATACCAACTTCTATTTTGAGATTACCTACTGGAGTGGGTGGTGGAATGGAACCTGCAATTAGAGAAAGACAAACTGAATATCAATCCTATGATGATTTATTATTAGTTAGTAGTTCTCAAGCTAAAGAAATAGAACGGGATATAATAAGTGGATCTATAAATGAAGTAAGATTAAATTTAGATTATTCTAATCCAGATAATTTTATTAAATTTAGTTCAGCGAGACGTAGATTGGAAAATTTTAAAACTAAACTAGAAAAATTAGAATTATATGATGCATATAGTCAATCAATTGCAGGGACTTATTATGATACTGGATATTTGGGAAATGCTGCAAATACAGTAATACAAAATGCTGGTACGGATGCTAAAAGGTGGGAAAATGCTAGTAGTGAAGTTATAAATAGTTTTGATGGGTATGAAAGATATTTGTATTTTGATAGTTCTTCATATTCTTCAGGAAGTGCAGGATTATTTTATGATGCATCATGGCCTAAACAGAATAGTACTAAACCTTATACTTTATATGAAGTATCATCTTCACAAGGAGTTGATTGGTATAATTTAAATCATACTAGCTCATCAACTTATGATAGAGATAATATAGATAGACTTGTATATCATTTACCAGATCATATGAGAGATGATTCAGCTAATGAAGAATTTTTAAAATTTATGGATATGACTGGACATCACTTTGATAATTTAAAAAATTATTTAGATAGATTTGGACAAACCTATGAAATTGATGAATCTTTAGATAAAGGATTGTCTAAACAACTTGTGTACTCTGTAGCAAAAAGTTTTGGATGGAATTTACAAGGTGGATATGATTTAGCTAAATTAGATAAATACTTTTTTGGAAAATCGGTAGACCCTGTAAATAAATCAACAAGTATTTATGCTAGTGCTTCTTTACAAGATATTTCACGTGAGGTGTGGAAAAGAATTATTGCTAATATGCCATTTTTCTTAAAGTCAAAAGGAACTGTGGAATCATTAAGAGGATTAATAAATTGTTATGGTATTCCATCTACTATATTGAGAGTGAGAGAATATGGTGGACCAACTATTACAGAAGTAGAACCTATATATGAAACAAGTAGGAAATTTACTAAAGCATTAGATTTTAAAACAGCTCAATATGTTTCTGGTTCTTGGTCACATTCATTAGGATTGGGTGGAACACAGGTTCCAAATACTATAGAATTTAGATATAAGGCGGCTTCAAGTTCTGATCAGACATTAGTTCAGGGTGGTAATGGAGCTACAGGTGATCAATTTGGAATTTATTTAAAAGATAATGCTTCGGCTGATAACATTGGTAGATTATCATTTACACTAAGTGGGTCTGCGGGATATGTTACATCATCAACTGAACCTTTACCACTATATAATGGAGATTTTTGGTCTGTAATGTTAACAAAACAGGTAATTTCGGAAGATTTACTTGCTAAAAATAATTTTGAAACTGGTTCATTTCAATTACCATTTAATGTTTGGCAGAACGGAGTTGGAGTAATAGCGAGCGCTAGTGATGAAGTTTATAATGGTAACTATTCTATGAAGGTTACTCAAAATAATCCAGGTTATAGAACTTATTCTGCACCATTCCAAAATTTTGATGGCACAGTTAATGTGTGGGGAGATGCTAGATTTATAACTGCATCTAGGTCTGATCAATTTGATTTTTCAGTATATGCTAAAGTATCTGGTAGTGGTGGAGTAACTGCTAGGTTAGTTGTACTTGAATTAGATAGTGATGGTAGAATAATTAATGATGTTCCAGTTAAATATCCTAACACAAATACTTTACCAGATCCAGGATCGGGTGGATATCATTATATTGATAAGTCTATTACTACAAATTGGGAGAAAATAAGTTTTAGACCAACGTTATTACAACCATCTACCGCAAATATTTCTCTACAATTATCATTTACTCAACCAAAAGATGCTCCAAGACGTTCAGTGTATTTTGATAATGGCACATTTAATAGATATTTTCCTAGTACGGAATCTGGTAATAATGTAAATTATAATTTAGTAGCTAAACAATATGATGCTGGTAGAGATGTAATTCAATATGAATCTGAAACAAATTTGTTTATGCCAGGAGATGAAAATGCAGCATCACAATCTTATAATACTGCGTATAATAATACAGGTTCATTATATATAGGTGGATATACTACAAAAGATTTTGGAGGACAATTTAGTGGTTCTATGATGGAATTTAGATTGTGGAAATCTAGGTTGAATGTAAAATCATTCGATGCACACGTAGAAAATCCACAATCTTATGTAGGAAATAGTTTAAGTGCTTCTTTCGAGGATATAGCTTTACGATATAGTTTTAATGAATCAAAAAACCACAATAGTGATACATCAGTTAGAGATACTTCGACAGATCAATCTACACCAATTGCAGGCATAGCTACAGGTTTCGCAGATGAAACAAGTTATTCTAATGTTGTTGATAGAACTAAATTTCCACTCCCAAAAATAGGTGGAATTAGAAGAAATGCAAATAAGGTAAGAATTGAAACAGCAGAGTATTTAGATAGAATAGGTGAAAATATAAATTTAAGTCCAACGGAAAGAGTTGAAGTTTCTTCTTTTGATAGGTCACCGTTAGATTCAAATAAGATTGGAGTGTATTTTAGTCCCATAGATGTTATAAATCAAGATATAATAAATCAATTAGCAGATTTTAATTTTGACCAATATCTCGGTGATGCCAGAGATGATACAGAATATCAATATAGGGATTTAGAAGCGGTAAAATTAGAATATTTTAAGAAATATACAGGTGCTAATAATTTTTGGGATTATATGAGATTATTAAATTATTTTGATCATTCATTATTTACACAATTAGAATCTTTACTACCAGCAAGGAGTCAAGCTGTTGTTGGAGTATTGGTGGAAAATAATATTTTAGATAGAAATAAACAAGCTATTAATCATCCAGTATTTGAAAATCCACTATTTGAAGATACTATTAAATTAAAAGATGTAGATAGTGATATTGTCTCACAAAGTGCAGAAAATAATTATTATGAAGTTACTCAAAATGTAACTAGACTAGATAGGGAAATGGATGAAGATTCTACATATGAATTTCATTCAGATAATCAATATCATGAATCAACTATTAGTGGGGATATTTTTTCTAAACCTTCAATGAGAGATTTCAATAGAGTAGATGGTTTTGGTCATTTTGGAAGAAACTATACTACTTCTAGTATTACTTATGGAGGTCCTACGGGAGTTTTTACAGAATCTATAAATATGATAAATAATCAAAGAGTTTCCATATTTAATAAAAAACCTTCGTATACTTATAGTAGTAAGAAAAACTTTTTAGTAGGAAGTGCAAGTGCGGTTTCTTTTGTAACTTCAAGTTTTGAAAAATTAACAGAAAATTCAACAGGATTGCGTAGAATAAATTTTGAAGGTAGTAAAAATACAGATACTACTGCTTTATCAACATTAGATGTTAATGGAAAGAAGGATTATAGTCCAGTTACCTACATATTAACAAATCCATATGCGTTAGTAAGTGATGCGCGCGAAAGTGTACAATTGAGAACAGAGTTTGATACGGAAGGTAATGAACAGCAATAAAACTAAATTAATAATAAACTTAATTTATATATATTTATAGATAACAAAGGTTGTCTATGATATCATATATTACAAATCGGAGAAGTTAAAAAATGGCGTATTTAAATAAAACGACGCAGGTATTGAAGGCTATTCTTACCAATAAAGGTAGAGAAAAGCTAGCACAAGGTAATTTTGATGTTACTCATTTTGCTTTAGCAGATGATGAAGTAGATTATACATTATGGGATACCGCGCACCCGTCAGGGTCAGATTATTATGGAACCGTAATTGAAAATTTACCATTATTGGAACCAGTACCAAATGAAACAAGTGTGATGAGATATAAACTTTTACGAAGCACAGATCATTTGGATAGGAGTAGCGGAATGAAGATGGCTACTATTGGAGGTACTTTTAATAATAGAGTAAATACTAATAGTGGAATATTAGATTTAAGTTGGAAAAATGTTAGTAATGTTGGGGATGAAGATTCTATACAATGTAGTACTATTAATTTACATTCTAATTCTACCCCTGAAGCATATAGCTATACTTTGCTTAATACAAATATAGCTTTTTTATATTTAGATGATTCTCCATCTACTGCTGGTAGATTTGCACAACCGACAGAACAATCTTTAAGATTTAGGGCTTCTCAAACACTTATAGCGCCATCAGGTAATAATACTATTAAAATTAAAGCTAAGAGAATTACTAGTACACAAGATGCTTCAAAGACGTCTTTGATAGTTACAGGAGTAAAATCTGGGGCAACCGCGGCATTGACAATTAGAGTAAATTATAAGGCAAATGAATAATGGCATTTTTGGATAAAAGTCAAACTATTTTCGTAGACGCTGTTTTGACTGAATTAGGTAGACAACGATTGGCAACTAATGGGAGTCTTAATATTACTCAGTTTGCATTAGCAGATGATGGTGTAGATTATAATCTTTTTGATGTAACTACAGATGCCGATTCTTGGGATAAAGCTATTTTACAAATGCCTTTATTAGAAGTTTCGACTAGAAGTATAGCAGTAGCAGAGGATGGTAAAGATGGAGCAATGAAATTTCCATTAAAAGATTCGTTAGCTGATACAGTAGATGCAGTAAATGTAACAGGAATCCCAGCATCGACAGAAACGGCAGGAGCTTTTGATTATATTGTTTTCTCACCAGTTACAGAAAATGGTGAGGAAGAAGAATATATTTTCACTTTACCAGATGATACTTTTGTTGATGTATTTAAAGAAGGTCAAATAATCAATGTTGGAGAAATTGATGATGGAGGACCTTCACAAGAATAATGGAGTTAATAAATGCCAATTAAAACAGTAACGGGGAAAAAATTTATATTAGTAGCTAAACCAGTTGTTGGTAGAACCAACGCGATTTTCCCAGATAAGACAGTATTTATTTCTGGGAAAGGAACTACTTCTGGTAAGGAGTTTGGATCTAAGATTACAGTTAAAGCAGGAAACCCGAAAATTAATTTAAATGGACGATTATTTAAAGTTGATGGAACAGTCGCAGCAGCAGCACAATCAACTTCAGGAACAACTTCTACTGTTGAAAAACCAATTTCACGGTTTACATGGTCGGCAGGCAATTTGGAGTAAATAATGGGATTAACTGATAGTACATCAATAACAGCACCAGCATCTATACAATTTACTAATCAATCTATTGGGGATGAAATTATTAGTTATGATTGGTCATTTGGAGATGGATCACATTCATCAACTATTAGTCCAACTCACGTATTTAATACTGCTGGAACTTATACAGTGACTTTAGTAGTAGAAAATGAGGCAGGAACTAGTACAAAGAGTCATAATATAGTAATATCTAATGCGGGTAATGGTAATGGAGGTACCTCAGAAGATGATCCACCATTTGATCCTGATGAGGACAAATATAATGGAATGGATGTATAATTAGGATGGAAATTTTTAATGAAAATAATATTTAATATAAATAGGAGTATATAAATGGCCATAGGACAACAATCAGGAGTGTTTCAAGGATTTGATGTAAATGAAGATGTTGTGGCAAACCGTGTTACTACTGTATCTAGTGGTATATGGTCGAGCGGGGGAACTACAATATCGTCAGGGTCTTCAACTGCAGGATTCTTTTCATCTTCAGCACAAAGTGCATCTAGTGGTGATTATTACGTAGATGTACATCAAGAAGCAACTTCTTCATCAACATCAGAAGTGCAGTTTAGTATAGCTTATGGACATTATGCAGGAAGTGGTTCAAAAAATGCTACTGACGGTACAAATGCATCTCAAGCAGTTTATTCACAATTTAAAAATATAATACTTGCACCTACAAAGGCTAAATTTCAATATGGAGCTGCAGGTAGTGAAACAGATTCAAATAATGGATATTTTATAGCAGTTTCTAGAGCTCGTATGAGAGAGAAGATAGACCCAGGTAATTGGGAATTACGAATAGGTGGTATGGCAAATGGTGACGCGCTGAGATTGATTGATGATAGTGATGCTACTACAAATTCAAGTGTATCTAAAGGGACTACTTATTTTAATATAGTTACTGGAAGTATCAGTGGCGGAACAGCTGAATATAAATTAGATGGGACTTCCAAACAATATTATGGAAGATTTTACCCATACTTGGGAGTATATTATTTAGATGCTAGTAAATTGGATTTAAATTCTGGAGCAACTCAAAAGGGTGTTAGTATAGCTACTGCAGGAAGTACAAATGCGGATGATGCTAATTCTTTAAAGTTATTCAATAAATTAAATACTACTGGTGGGTATTTCCAATCTCGTAGAGAAGAAGATATTAAATCGACACATTATTTCTGTAGGGTAAAAAATAGTAGATATAATTTTAGTCAAAATCCCACTTACTATACTGGAAGTGGTGAATTAACAAATCCAAATTTTACTACTGATCCTCGTACTTATATTACTACTGTAGGATTGTATAATGCTAATAGTGAATTGTTAGCGGTGGCTAAACTTAGTAAACCATTTTTAAAAACACCAGCGAGAGAAGCGGTAATAAAAGTACGACTTGATTTTTAAGTGAGGTGAGCCTATGTTTAAGTCTATTGGAGATGGCAATTCTACAATAACCCCATTTAAAGTTTTTAAGGAGCATACTTTTACAGAGGCTGACAGTGGAAGTGGAGTTTTTACTGTACCAGGTACTAGTGGGAGCTTACATAATTTTAATACAGGTTCTGCTACATCAAAATCTATCGGTACTATAAATTCATTATCAGAATCACTTGGGAAAGATAAAGATTCTTGGTATAGCGTAGGTACTTTTTATAATTTACCTGTTTACAATTCAGTTAATCATTTATATTATAAGTTTGAACAACAAAATAATCCATTGGGGGCTTCGCCACAACCTCAATTTAGTTTTAATCAAGACCCATGGCCTAGAGATTCATCTGGGTCATTTTTAAATAAAATACATCAAAGTGTAAATGTCTTTAATATACCTAGAAAGTTTTTTGGTGAAGAAATAAAACCAGGAACTGTACAACTTATTGATAATTCATTAACAGATGTAAGTCTTACATTAGTGGATGATACAAGAGGACATTTATATGAGTCGGTTTATTCATCAAGTTTCGCAAAAAGATCCTCATCTTTATCTGGTTCTAATGTGGTTGTAGGTGATGCAGTAGGTAACGTATTTTATGATCAAGGTTTAATTGTAATAACGGATACTGGATCACGATATGGAAATGTGGGAACATTAAATGGATCTGATGGTTGGAGTTTAAAATTTCAAGGAACTAAAACAATCAGAGAATATGAATATTTGTGCAATATACAAGAGTATGAATATAATGGTACAGATAATATAAGTGCAACTCCTGGTAGAAGTGGATCACAATTACTTGGTAGTAATTTAAGTGGATATTTTATGGAAGGAATACATACTCAATTAACAGGATCAATGTATAATGTAGTTGGTACACAGGAAGAATATGATTCTAGTTCAGTATATAGACCATCTGGTATGTATGAAAATTTTGTAACACATTCAGAGTTTAATCCATATGTAACGAGTGTTGGGTTATATAATGATAATAAAGAATTATTAGCCGTAGCTAAATTATCTAGACCTATAAAAAAACCTAAAGAATATGACATTTCTTTTACTATTCGATTCGATAATTAATTCATACTTAAATATTTATAACTGTATAGAACTTTTTATTTGGAGATAAAAATGAAAAAATTATTGACTTTAATGTTGTTATTATCAACAACTTTGTTTAGTCAAATAGAAGGAGTGTTTTCAAACTTCTTTAAGTACTCAACTGTATATGCTGGATTTAATTTAACTTCACCAAAATGGGAAGATGATAGATATTCACTTTCAATGATTGACCCTGAAACGGGAATGGAAAATTGGTTAA